ATTGTGCTTCCATCTGGTAGGTACTACAACTTTAAAAATGTGTTTAGGATGAGGTATGGAGGAGTTTCTAATGCTACAGCAATTAAAAACTATCCTGTACAAGGGTTTGCTACTGCTGACCTTCTTCCTATTGCCTTAATTAAATTAAAAAAGTTGTTGACAGATAGAAGAATGCAAAGTATAATCTGTAATACGGTTCACGATTCCATTGTAATAGACGTGCATCCAGACGAGCAGGACTTAGCTGTAGAGACAATGAAAGAAGCAATGTTTTCTCTGCCTGAAGAATGTAAGAAAAGATACAATGTAGATTATGATATGCCGATAGGAATCGAGATTAAAATAGGTAATAACTGGTTAGACATGAAGGAGATATATAAATCATGACTGAAATAACCACAATGAACACTTCTCTACCAGAGAACTTAGATAAGCTCTCTACAGAGGATATGATGAAACTAACTGGTCAATTGGATCATAACACTACCAAAGCAACTATAAGTAGACTGGCAATCAACCATGCTACTGAAGATTTCGATGGTAATGCTCTTCCAAGAGGCCATTTTAGTCTGACTACCCCCCCGGAAGGGCCTGTATATGGACAGAAAGCCACCATACGTGTTTTTATGCGTACTTATTCCTACTTTGTTTGGGATAATGAAGCCGGTGCTTTTTCTTGCCAAACTGTACAGGCTCCTTCTTTCAGTAATGACTTCTATGATACTGAAGGAGGATTAAAGTGTGGTAAATTAGACTATACTACTATGGAGGCATTACCAAAAGATAGTCCAGAGTGGGTTGTACAGAAGAGTATAAAGTGCAGTCAAAACCTCTACGGATTAGTGTCTTTTGATAGTGCTGTAAACAAAGATGGCAGTAAAGCTGTTGTCAAAGACGTTCCTTTTATATGGTATGCAAAAGGAGCAAACTTCTCACCGGTAGCAGACTGTTTAAAAGGCTTAAATAGACAGAAGCAACCGATGTGGCTAATGAACATTGGGCTATCTTCTGTTAAGAAGCAGAAGGGTGGAAATATATACTTCCATTCAGAGTTAACACCTCAAAAACCAGTGGCATGGGCAAAAGAAGATGATGCTACAATGAGAGGATTTATGGAGTCTGTCAAAGGGTATAATGAAAACATTATGAAAACGTATCATTCTGCCAGTAGAGACAAGATACAGTTTGACTCCGTAGTTAATGAATAACCTTATACTTCATAAGGTACAAGGGTTTCTAGATCGTGTTTCAAGAGAAGGGGCCGATCTAGACCCCAAACTTGTAAAAGAGTTTACAGAAGCTTGTACTAAATCTGTAGTACGTCAGTTCTCTAATAACAGAGGGGATTGGAGGCCTCGTATGTCCTCCCTAGGCAGACCTTTATGTCAACAAAAAATGGAAAGAGATGGAGCAGAAAAGAACTTTGAGTATAACTCTTTAGTTCGTTTTATGTTTGGAGACCTTGTTGAAGCTATTGCCATTTTGGTAATGAAATCGGCAGGTATAGATATAGAAGCAGAACAAGAATCTGTAAAGTTACAGCTTGGTAAAAACTCTGTTTCTGGTACACTAGATGTAGAGATAGATGGTAAGGTGTGGGATATTAAATCTGCAAGCCCTTATGCTTTTGAACAAAAGTTTGGAGACATGGGTGGTTATAAGAAAATAAAGCAAGATGATGTCTTTGGATACATATCTCAAGGATACCTGTACAGCAAGTCTAGAGATAAAGATTTTGGTGGATGGATTGTTATTAACAAAGCAAGTGGTGAGTGGGTGGTATGTGAAGCTCCTGAGCTACAAGAAGAAGATAAGAAAGAAGCTCTTGCTCTAGCAGAGAAAAACTTAAATGCTTTACTGAGTGGAGAAAAGTTTAAAAGATGTTTTACTGATGTAGAGGAAACATACAAAGATAAAGATAAGAATGTTAAAAAGACAGGCAATAGAGTTTTGTCAAGTATTTGTGGATTTTGTGACTTTAAAAGAACGTGTTGGCCTGATGCTATCATGCATAAAAAAGTAGGCTCCACAGCTCGTTTTCCAAAATCTGTCTGGTACAGCAAGCTTAAAAAAAGGGAGATATAATGCCTATCTATTTTCAAACTGATGTCAGCTTTTCAGATATTTATATGAATGATAATGTCTGGTATGCTTACCCAGATTCTGAAGATGGAAAAGGAGGTACAAATATTATAAGAGAGTTGAGGAATAACTTTTCTGCTATACCTATTAGGTCTTGTAAAAGTTTCTATGAAGGAGGTTTGTGGGATGATTTTGATTATGATAAAAAGATAGCTCTTCTCTCTTCTGATTTACATAAAATACAAAAGATTTTAAATAAAGGGGCACTTGTATGTTTCTACATGTCAGAGTGGACAGAACAGCTAGAGAAATTAAAGAAGAACTCTCCTAGAATATTTGAGTTTGCTGTAGAGCAGTCTGGAACTTTGTTTGATGCCTTTCCTCCAAAAGATATAAAATTAAGAAGATCAGAAGAATGAACTGTTGGCATTGTAATACAGAAGTAGTTTGGGGAGGAGATCATGATATGGAAGAAGAAGAGGAAGACTACTGTATGTCTACAAACCTGTCCTGTCCTAAATGTGGCTCATTCTACATGGTCTACTTACCAAAAGATAAGGAAAAGAATTGAATGAAACGAGCACATGGATACCGGTCTAATTTTGAATTAGATATAGCTAATCAATTAGCTAGAAACAAAGTACCTTTCTCTTATGAGAAAGATGTTTTTGCTTATATAAGACACAGTACATACACTCCTGACTTTTATTTAAAAGAACAAGATTTTTTTATAGAAGTAAAAGGTTTGTTTACATCCTCAGATAGAGGAAAGCACCTGCTGATTAAAAAACAACATCCTGATCTAGACTTACGGTTTTTGTTTATGAATGCTAATAACAAGCTGTACAAAGGATCAAAGACTACCTATGGAGGATGGTGTGATAGACATGATTATAAATGGTGTCAAGGGTTTATACCAAAGGATTGGTTAAAATGATAACAGGAGAAAATAAAACTAAGTTTGAGAGTTACAAAGACAACTTGCCAAAGGACTCTCTTTGTATAATAATGCAAGATACAGAGGATGGTATGATAGACCTTATGTCTTATGATACTACAGAAGAACATGGTGTAACTACAGCTTACACTTTGTTACGAGGTTTTATGGCTATGCTAGAAACACAGACTGAAAATATCATTACTCATGGGCAGTCTGCAATATTTAAAGATGTAGAAATTATAAAACCAGAAGTAAAAGAAAAGATGTACAGCAAGGATAACATAACTGTTTTGGATTTTAATAATGATAAGTAGTAATTCACAGAGAGAAACACACGAACAGTACATGGTTAGAATGAGAAAAGAGGATAAAAGAAACATGGAAATAAAAATGTTAAAAGGATCTAAAGCAACAAAAGTTCAAGTAGGAGGTAGTCATTATAAAGATTTTAAGATTATGCCTATTGAATATATTTCTAAAAATAATCTTGACTTCCTTGAAGGAAACATTGTAAAATATGTTTCTCGGCATAGAAATAAAAATGGTGCTGAGGACATAAAAAAAATTATACACTATGCAGAATTAATATTAGAATTAGAATATGGAGAGAATTAGATGGCATCATTAATGGGAGGCAATTACTTACCAACAGAGTATCAGGCATTTATACATATGTCTCGTTACTCTAGATGGTTAGAGACTGAAAATAGAAGAGAGAATTGGGGAGAGACTGTAGACAGGCTTGTTTCTTTTTTTCGTAAGAATGTAGAGGGTGTTGATGAAAAGTCTTGGGAGGACATAGAAGAAGCTATACTATCTTTAGAGGTCATGCCTAGTATGAGAGCACTTATGACAGCCGGCAAAGCTTTAGAGAGAGAAAACATTGCAGGATACAACTGTTCATATGTACCGATAGACAGCCCAAGAGCTTTTGATGAGATACTATACATACTCATGAATGGCACAGGTGTAGGATTCTCTGTAGAGAGACAGTACGTTGATAAACTTCCTACTGTACCTGATGTAGAATTTGAAAAAACAGAAGATGTTATTGCTGTAGTTGATTCTAAAGAAGGTTGGGCAAAAGCTTTTAGAGATTTGGTATCTTACTTGTATACAGGAAGAGTTCCTAAGATTAATGTGTCAAAGGTACGGGCTGTGGGCACAAGATTAAAAACATTTGGAGGCAGGGCTAGTGGCCCTCAACCTCTAGTAGATTTGTTTGATTTTACTGTAGAGAAGTTTAAGAGTGCTAAAGGCAGAAAGCTTTCCTCTATGGAATGCCATGATATAGTATGTAAGACAGGTGAGGTTGTAGTTGTAGGTGGTGTACGTAGATCAGCCCTTATATCTTTATCTAATCTGTCCGACCAAAGAGTACGTGCTGCAAAATCAGGTGCTTGGTGGGAGACAAATCCAGAGAGAGCATTGGCTAATAACTCTGTTGCTTATACAGAGAAGCCTGATGCAGGTATCTTTATGAAAGAATGGCTGTCTTTATACGAAAGTAAATCAGGGGAAAGAGGTATATTTAGTAGAGCTTCTGCACAGGAGAAAGCTGCTGAGAATGGTAGAAGAGATGCCAGTTGGGATTTTGGTACTAATCCTTGTAGTGAAATTATACTACGACCTAATCAATTCTGTAATCTTACAGAGATAGTTGTACGGTCTACAGATAGTATGGCTTCTCTTACAAGAAAGGTACAAATTGCTACCTTGTTAGGTACTATACAGTCTACCTTTACTAACTTTGGTTATTTAAGAAAAAGGTGGCAGGATAATACTGAAGAGGAAAGGTTACTTGGAGTGTCTCTTACAGGTATTATGGATAGCCCTATGTTAAATGGTAAAGAGAAAGGTCTAGAGAAACGATTACAAACTTTAAGAGGAGTTGCTGTAGAAGCTAATAAATACTGGGCAGATAAGTTTGGTATAAATCAAAGCACAGCTATTACTTGTGTTAAACCTTCTGGTACTGTTAGTCAATTAGTAGACAGTGCTAGTGGTATACATGCAAGACACAACCCTTATTACATACGAACAGTACGAGGAGATAATAAAGACCCTCTTACAGAATTTTTAATTGACTCTGGAATACCAAATGAACCAGATGTTATGAAACCAGAACATACAACCGTATTCTCATTTCCAATGAAAGCCCCTAAAGGTTCTGTATGTAGAGACGACATGACTGCTATTGAACAGCTAGAGTTATGGAAAATCTATGCACAGCATTGGTGTGAGCATAAACCCTCTGTAACAATATCTGTTAAAGAGGAAGAGTGGGTTCCTGTTGGTGCTTGGTGTTGGGAAAATTTTAGCTACCTTAGTGGTGTTTCCTTTCTCCCTTTTTCCGACCACACGTACCAACAGGCTCCTTATCAAGATATAGATAAAGCTACCTATGAAAAGTTGACAAAAAAAATGCCCTCTTCAATAGAGTGGCAAAAGTTACAAGACTTTGAGAAGGAAGATAATACGAAGGGATCACAGGAGTTAGCTTGTACAGCTGGAGTGTGTGAGTTGGTGGATATATAATGAAATGTGCTAGACCTATAATAGCTCCAGAGGATGCTGGGTTAATAAGAAAAGTTATATCTTATTATATAAAATATGCATCTCCTCCTAATAAAGAGGTAGAAGAAAAGCTTCTAAACTTATTTCACAGATTAGGCAGGTTAAATGACAGATAATGAAAGCAGTTTATTATTTAACTTTTCTGTTAAACTTACATCTGCCGGACACATCTCTGTAGAGCATAGTAATATAAAGCCAGAAGAGTTCAAAGACGTGATGGACAAGTGGAATAAACAGTATGAGAATACTGAAATCTTTGTGTCTTTGTTAGAGTACTTGTCCACACACAGTTCTAAGATAGAGAGAGATATTTATAAAATCCTGCACTAAGAGTACTTAGCTTTACGAATACCTCCACCTTTAGCATACTTCTTCATCTTACCTCCGTACATCATCCTTTTTGCCTTGCCTCCTTTTTTCCTACGTAATTTTGGAAGCTCAACATCTTCTACTTTAGGAGCAAGTCTCATTTCAGGACCTTCCCTAAATTGTGGAGAAGCTTGAAGAGGAGATGTTTTCATAACAGCATCTCTAGTAGAAGGTATACCCCTTCCTTCAGTGTAATTAATTTCAGGCCTTCTAGGGCCTTGCATCATAGTTACGTCTACTTTTCCGGGAGGAGGTACAGGATTGCCTTGCATTCCATCCTGCCTCATGCCTTGTCTATTTTCCTGTGCAGAGTTGTTTAATTGTTTAGAAGCTACGTCAGCAACTGTAAAAGCTTCCTTGTCATTTAGTACTTCCCCATTAGGATCTTGTACACTTACTCCTTCTTTAGAAAAACTAATTCTATAAACCATAGGGGATTGTCTTTGCATTCCTAATCTTTGACTACCAGTGTCTACCATTGAAGGTCTATTCGGCATTCTTTCCATTTTCATTCTTCTACTAGGCATAGGACTAGCTCTTGGTCCTGTTCCTCTAGGGTTATCCACCATAATCTATCTCCTAACTGGTCTTGTACCACCACCTCTAGCATATTTTTTAACCATTCCACCATCATACA